TATATGGTAATCTCGTGTTGAGCGGGGACATGTGAGAGTTCTTGGCCTCTATATATTTGAGGTTCCCCTGAATGCTTCTCTCTCACCTCTGTTAAATCGGGCAAAGAAGCCATCTTATTTATTTATTTGTTTGTTTCATGATGTTTAAATTAATTTCTTCTCTATTACGCTGCTTTCATAGGTTTTCATGGTCTTTGATAATTGGTTTTTCCGTATTTCATTGGTCTTGTTTTTACTTGCGAGCGCCAGTCTTATCCCAAGATGGTGGACTTTCTTCTTCCATAATAATGTCCAGACCATCCGCGCTTCCGGCAACAATGTAGCAAAATTAATTTTATCTTTTAATGGTATCCTCGCAAAGTTTCATAATCATATGCAAGGCGTTTTAAACCGTCCAGAGTATCACGATGCTTACATTATTTTAAGAGAGAGGATGCCCATAATAGTCATATATTTTTACGCCTTGCTATATAGAGTTTTCCCGCGCAGTCTTGTACATATTGATATAGCATCACACGATAGAATATACCGTCCGTCATACCATGCTTCCTACCATAGTGACAGTGAATATTCAGCAGCGCGTGCTAAGTTTTCATTTTATGATTTTACCATGAACTTAGTCGCGCATCACAAATTTTTGTTAACTGTTGCTCTATGTTCAGCTATGAGCTTATACCCATTATGCCGAGCACTTAAAATTTGCTTTCCATTGCTCTGGTGTGTATTTGTTATGTATAAGCGAATTTTCTCATGGAGCTTCGTCAATAAGCTTAAGATCATACTGTCAGCTATAGAATTTATCAGATGTGTCCCTAGCATGGCAGACTGCCGCGCCCTGGCCCGATATTCAGTTGAAATCTCATTTATTTGGATGAGCGCCTTCACCCTTCTGTTAACATATGGCTCTTGGAAATTTATGATCATGCCAATCGTGAAGGAAGCATTCCCAGACTGGATGGACACTACAGATATGCTAATACGAATTGACCCTTATTCTGGTCAATCTTCTCATGCTTTCGGCCAGCTCAGTGAAACGATTCGAAGACTCTTCAAGCCCGACAAGCGTGGTGATTCTCAGCCTACAGGTGATACTCCTGAGATGATAGAAGTCACCCTCCCACACTTGTCGATGGAGCAACTCACGCATACTCAATGTGACACAGGCACCATAATTTATCCCAAATATGATAACAATTTTGAAGCTGATGAAAGATTAGTCACATTGTACGTAGACGATATATGTCATATGGTGCACGATATGCTAGATTCTGAATTCAAGAGAACCCCTGAATATTATATTACCCATGCTACAAATAGGTTTTTAGTTACAACACCGCGTGACCTAGTAGATTTGACGGTATATAGCATGGCGATATGCTCTCTTTTACTCCGTAAGAATATCCATTTTCAGACCGGGCAACACCCATTGGAGAGCTTAGAAACGACCAAGAACTAGCATCACAATCAGATTTTAACGCAGACAATAACCATCTCTATGCATATAAGAAACAATACAGAAAAGGTCTTGAAGTAGTAGTAAGGGGAGACGTTGTAGTACACAATGGAGAGATCACTGCTCGTGGAGTTCGTCTTTTAGAACATGAACAGGCGCAATCAGATGTCAGAGCCCATAGCCTCGGTATCCATACTAATATGCCACCCTACATGCCATCTTTTACGGATGAGGGCTGGGCCCGAGGTTTTATAAAACGTATGGCTCCTGCCGTAGAAATTGATATGAATGAACTGAAAATTATTGACGATATAGTAAGCGAATATATAAGTGAAAGGCAGTTTCAAGTATTACCAAAGATTGACATCACAGTAGACAATTTAAAGAAAGTGTGGCTTGATGGTAGCAAGTACACCAGACGCCAGCGCCAACATTATTGCAAGATATTAGGTAATTATTTGGACGGTAAGTATAATGAATCTAAAATGTATGAGATCACCAGCTTCATTAAGAAAGAATTATATGACGAACACAAAGAATCCAGAACAATAGCAGGCCCCAGTGATCTAGTTAAGTGCCTCACAGCTTTTGCAATCAAGCCGATTGAACAACAGGTATACAATCACCACTACATCAAACATCACAGCCGCCAAGAAGTTATTGATATGGTCAACAAAATCCGTTACCAGTATCCCACTCTATATGAGACAGATTATACATCATTTGAAGGTACCATATCATCCGAAATAATGAAACATGTTGAATTGAAAATATTTGAACACTTCCTGCAGAACAACAAGGAGATCTACGAGATCATAGAGCGCATTGATCTTGCGCCTACCGTATATAAATTCAATCAAAGCACATATGCTAAGATGTCAGGGTCCAGGAAGTCAGGTTGTCTTTGGACGTCTTTGGGTAACGGTCTCACTAATGAAATCCTTATGCGGTATTTAGCTCGAAAGAATGATGTAGATATAGAATATCTAGTTGAAGGTGACGACGGGTTGATTGGCACACATGGCGTCATAGATTTTGCTCCTCTAGCATCATTAGGATTCAAAGTTAAAGCAGAGGCTTGCACAGACATTAATGAATTAAGTTTTTGCGGTATGATCTTTTCTGTTAAGCATAAACTGACTTGCAAATTAGAATCTACGTTGAATCAATTTGGTTATAGTTTTGACAAGGAAATAGCGAACTCAGTGAATCTACAAAAGAATATGCGCCGACTGGGTCTTCTTAAAGCCAAAGCAATGTCCTACTACTACATGTACCCCACCACCCCAGTCATATCTGAATTAAGCGCATGGATCATAGATAACACGTCACATATCAGCATTCGCCCTGAATATTTCGATTGGTGGGAATATGATACATTTGGAAAATTATTGTTGGCCAAGCCTGACACTACCCTACGCCCCACAGAAAATGATATTTTATTTGCCATGGAACATCAACATATGTCGCGCGTAGGCTATGAGGCTCTAAAACGTACCCTGGCAACTACCAAGTTTGAAGACACTACTCAACTGTACATTAGAATGGACGTCCTATTCAAGCACGACTCGAGCAACGTGCTAGACTATGTCTTCAACTAAACAAATTTCAAAAGCTGTAAATTCATTGGTCAACTCATTAAACACTAAGAAACAACCTAACACTCCAGTGCGACGCTCACAACGTAGAACCCGTCGCAATATAAATAAGAGGAAGGTTAGAGGCCCAGCTAATACAAGGGGTATACTCGCCGGCTATGGAAGTCCTCTAACATCATCATTTTACATAAACAGATCCACTGACGATTGTATAGTATCCGGTTTTGATCTGTTGACAAATCCTCTCACAGACCCCTTAAGTGTGTCTTTCTTCATGCCTGTGAACCCCATCGCATGGGCCGGCACTCGTGCTGCGATGATGGCGCGTGGTTACCAGAATTACAGGCCTCTGAAAATAGTAATACATTATAGGCCCCAAGTAGGTTCTACCGACACACATTCGCTATTCATAGGAACATTATGGCAATCTAACACAATTAATGCCTTATCATCTATCGAGCCTTCCCTTCTAACTAGTCCGGGCGGTACTTACGTGCCTGCTTGGCAGTCAGTTTCTACTGTTGTCCCCTGCGGTAAAAGGCTCCCGCAAAACATGTTCCCAATTCGTGATCCTGCAAGCACCGTAACTCCCTTCTATATTATAGCTAGGTCGAGTAATGGAGGTCCGACGTCAGAAGCAACGGAACTCCCTGGACGTATCTTCATAGAATACACTTTCCACTTCCATAACGCCATTGGCGGTACAGACGGCTATGCCGACTGGAAAGTCTCAAGATCTCAATTAGGTGCGATGTCAAGCATTGTGCAAGCACAAGAGCAAACAGGCGTCGTATGTGACGCAGCGGATCCTTCTGACCTCCCGATAGGATCAACCTTGACATGGGACAAAGGTAACACCTCATCGGGCAGTATTGAATATTCTCCAGTTGTGAATGGCGTTCCTAGAGCTGGTGACGGCATAAATACCGTTAGGTTAATAGGCAATTATGGCGAAGCTAAGTATTAATGCAAGTCTTGTCTGCTATTGTAATTATATTAATTAAGTCTGATTCGCCCCGGCTGTGTTCCCTCTTCTGGCAGTCGGTGGGTTAGAGCTATGAAAGCGTGGGGAATTAGGGAGCCCCACTACCCGGCGGCGCGGCATGTTACGCTTATGTGGCAATAAGTATCACCATGCACAAGGCGGCAAAGGGGTCGGTTTTGTAAGTTTAACCGTGGTTAAGAGACACCATAAAAGAGCTCACCAAACGTGTGGCGTGTGCACTCACATAATGTACCTTGAGTAGGACCAGCTCTTAACCGTTAAAAGCCAAGCAGCGGGCAAATTGGGGGACTACGCACGGCAGCGTTTGGCAGAGAGGTGTCAGTTAATGGCTCCGGTTGCGGCTGCTGATTACGACAGGCTGTGTGTCTCCCTGTCCAGGCGGCGTTTCGACGTCACAGGCCGTATTCCGTCCGCGGGCATCATCTCGGGTGTACTCACCTGATCTGGCTCTGTGCGCAATGTAGGCGGTGGTGATTTCCGGCAGTTGCGTGTAAACCAGATGTTGCCGACCGTGAGGTAGGGTTTTTCCAGCTCGATGGCGATCCCATCCCAATGCTGAGAAGATGCTCAAACCGCAATTTAATAGGTCGGGTGTTGCCCTAGACCTGGTCTGCACGTAGGCGGG